AATGTTATGTTGATGTTCCACATGGAACATTTCCCAAAAAGAATTATTAATACTTCTGAAACAGAATTTACTATAGACGATATACCATTTTTAAATATACCTCAGTTTGATTTTAATGATGCATCTAGTCCTACACCTACCGCAGCCGTACAAGTAATGACTTTTCCATCAGATATACAAATAGGTGATAGATTTCAAATAGATGTAGAAGGCGTGTTAAGTAAAAATATTACTTTTGCAGGTGATTCAGGTTCAACAGATCAATCTTCAACAATAGAAAACATAAGAAAAAATTTACAAGATATGCCTATTTTTGGTGATGATGGCATTACAGTTACAAGAACAGGAACGAAAGAATATACAATTACTTTAGATGGTAATTCATCAGGTACTTATGAGTTGTTTTCTGCATTTATAACAGGTGGTAAATCTACGCAAGCAATTACATTTTCACAGACTGCTGCTGGTGTGCCTAGATCAGAAGATGTGTGGTCAGATACAAGAGGATATCCAAGAACAGCTACATTTTTTGAAGGCAGACTTTGGTTTGGCGGTAGTAAATCTAAACGTCAAAGTGTTTTTGCATCAAGGGCTGGATCGTTTTTTGATTTTTTTACAGAAGAAGGCGATGATGATGAAGGTATATTTGTAACAATATCTGCAAGAAATCTTACTGAGATAGTAGATATTAATCCAGATAGAGGATTACAGATATTTACATCAGGTGCAGAGTTTTTACTTACAGGTAATACACCAGCAACAGTATCTATAAAGGCACAAACACAGCATGGTTCAAAGTTTTTAGAAGCAAAGTCTTTAGATGGTGCTACGTTATTCGTAGATAAAAATGGAAAGACATTAAGACAGTATCTATATAACTATAACGAAGATGCATACAATTCGGTTGACATATCGGTGCTTTCTTCTCATTTAATTGATAGTCCATTAGATGTTGGTGTTTTAGCAGGGTCTACAACAGAAGATGCAAACTATGTTGTCATAATAAATCAAGATGGCTCTGCTGCAATTCTTAATACATTGAGATCACAAGATATAAATGGATTTACAAAGTGGACAAACGGAGATACTAATACTGCGTATCCTTTGAAACTTGTTTCTACATCTACAGTAAATAATCAATTATTTTTTGTAAACGAAAGAACTACTGATACAACAACAACTTACACAATAGAAATGTGGAACCAAAATCATTTGTTAGATTCATCCATAAGGGTTACATCATCTGCTGCTATGGGTGCTAGTTTGCAATTACGTTTTGATAATCCAAATGGACATTTAGTAGGACTTACTGCACAGCTTGTCGCAAGAGGTGTTACTTTAGGCACTCGTGTTGTAAAAACGGATACAGATGCAACATATGTTGATATAACAGCCGAAGAAACAACTTTTATACAGCCTGGGGGTTCAGGTGATGTAGATTGTGAAATTGGTTTTAACTTTACACCTAAAATTAAATCTATGCCTTTAAATACAACGGCAGGTAATATTGCTGGTCAAAATCAAATGAGAGATAAAAAGATTACACGCATGAATTTACGTGTATTTGAAACATCAGGTGTAGTTATAGATGGCAATCCTGTGCCTATCAGACAGTTTGGCACATCATCTAACTCACCACTTGATAGCGATCTACCTAAATTAACAGGTGTAATACAAGACAATAACGGTGGTAATGGTTGGAATATAGAAGTAGTACCAGAGATAACTGTACCTAATCCTACACCATTTCACGTACAAGCTATTGAATATGAAGTACAATCTTCGTAATGATATAATTGAGATAGAGGTTTAACAATGAGTTTAGGAATAATTGCAGCAGCTTTGGGAATCGCAGGTACAGCAGGACAAGTGTTTGCTACTGTTGAAGCTGGTAAAGCAGCAGAAGAAGCCGCAGAACGCAGAGCAGAAGAAGAAAGAATTGCTGCACAAGCAGAAGAACTTAAAAGAAGAGAGGAACTTAACAGAGTTCTAGCATCTAATATTTTATCTCAAGCTACATCTGGTGTTGCAGCGGAAGGCACACCAGCAAGTATTGCATTAGAACAAGCAAAAACTATAGGTGAAAGTGAAGCACTAATTGGTTTAACAAACAGATTGCGACAAAGAAACATAATTCAGTCAGGTAGAGATGCAAGAAGATCAGCAAATTTGCAAGCAGTATCTACTTTATTACAGTCAATACCTGACCTTAAAAGAGATTTTGAAACTATTGGTCAAGAAAGAGAAGCTATAAATGCTAAAAAAGCTGAAAAAGAAGCTGCAAAACAAAACAAACCTAAATCAAATAAAATAACTTCATAATGGCTATACAAAGAATAGAAAGATACGGTAAGTTTCAGCCCTCACCTATAGATGAATCTAGGGTTCGCAGGATGGAGCAACTTGCAGGTCTTGCAGGTGGTATTGCTCAAACTGCTAGAGCATTTGGTGAAGCTAAAGCAGCAGAAGAAGCACCAGAAAAAGCACAAGCAGCAGTTGAAGAAGCTATTCAAACAGACCCAGAAACAGGTGAAGTTACTTTTGGGGAGTTACCTGAAGGCAGAGGATATGGCAAAGAAGTTTTTAATGAAGCTGCATTAAAAGCATATGATGCAAAAGCAAACGTTGCAAAAACACAAAAGTTAATTGATTTAGTAAATGATAATAAAGATGATCCTCAAGCGTTTTTGGAGCAAGCTAACGAATATACTAATGCTTTTTTAAAATCTATACCTGTATCATTAAGATCAAAATATGAACAATCAATGCGCAATTCGGTTGTTGCTTCTTTTGATAAATTAAATGAAAACTTTCTTACAAATCAAACAAATCAAAATATACAAACTGTAACAAATTCAATCAATACTTTATCTGATAATGCTATAAGGTTGGCTATTGAAAATAGTCCTGATGCTGAAGAAAAGTTAAATGAAGTTTTTGCTGAAATGGCAGAATTAAAAAAACTTAATCCAAAATATAATGTAGAGCAAAAAAAACAAGAACTTAACAATAAAATTTTTGAACAAAAAAATATTGCAAAATTAGACAACATTACTCAAGAGAAAGGACAAGCAGAAGCATATCAAGAATTAAATAATATTTTAGATAATTTGCCACAAGGTTATTCTACTGAAGAAGCAAAATCATTTGAAATAACAGCGCAACAAAGCATTAATCGCACTAATTCAAGAGAAATGGCAATTAAACAAACAGAGCTTGAAGAAAATCAAGCATACGTTGAAAAAACTGTAAATGCTATTGTGCGAGGAGAAGTTGTTCCAGAAGATGATTTGAACAGAACATTAGAAATTGTTAAAGGAACAGATGCAGAAAAGATTGTTTTAGAAGCTCAAGAATTAGCGCAATTTGCTATTTTATCAAAAACTGATCGTCAAAAAATAATAGAAGATGAGCAAAATAAAACTATTGCAGAGCGTTCAGGGTTATTAGATAAGTTAGTTGAAACTAATTCATCAATAAATAATCAACTGGTTAAAGACCCACTAGGATTTGCAATAAAACAAGGAATTGTATCTGATGATGAATCTATAGATTTTGCAAAAACTATAGAATCAGGAAACTATAAAGATAGCGTAGAGTTATTAAAAACAAGAGTTTTAAAAGCACAAACTGCAAGTAATCATTATGGACAAAATATACCTCCATTTACTGATGCAGAATTTGATTTAATATCAGCATCAATAAACAATATGACTCCTGAAGATAAAACCGCATTTGTTGGTTTTATAGAGCAAGGCACACAAAATTCGTCATTAGCAGCAAACATTTACTCAAAAGTAGCACAAAAAAATCAAGGAGTTTTTGCTCAAGCAGGTGCAATGTTTTCTTATAATCCATCAGCAGTTCCAATTATTTTTAAAGGACAACAAGAAATATCTGCTAAAAATGTAAAGGCTCTTAATGCAAGTGATGCATTAAAAGAATTTCACAATGTTGTTGGTGGAGCAATAGAAGGATCAAACGATAGAAAAAATGTTTTAGAAACTGCAAAAATGTATTTATATGGTTCAGTAGAAGATGGAGAACCAAACATTGCAGATTTTAAAGAAGCAATATTTGCTATTACAGGACAAATAAGCAAAGTAAATGGCAAAGAAACAATATTGCCTCAAAATGTTTCTGTAAATCGTTTTGAAGAATATCTTGCAAATTTTGATATAGAAAACTCAAATATAGCTGATCACGAAAAAATCAGAGCTAAAAGGGCTTTTGATAATGGAAAAATAGAAGCAACCAAAGGAGTAAATAACTATATTTTGTATGGTGAAGATGGACAAGTAATTATGAATAATAACGAACCTGAAACACAATTTGTTTTTTCAATAAATGAAGGTATTGTAAATTCATTTTTTGCTAACAAATATAGTAGAACACGAAGAAGAAGAAGAACTCAATAATGCCTATTTTATCAGACATTGATGAACGGTCTCGGCTTCAAAGAATAATTGATACTCGTGATATTTATGGCCCAGAAGGGTATACAGAATCTTCTTTTGGCGAAACTTTTGCTGCTGCGTTTGAAAATGTAATTTTAGAAGAACAATCTATATCTAGTATATATGGTAATGAAGGATTAAATCTTAGAAAACAAAAAGTTGTTAATTTGAGGAATGATGGATTTGATCTTAATCCTTATATAAATACAAGAGGACGTATTGATTATGATGGCATTGCAAGAGATACAGGATTAATACGTACTGATGCAGAAATAAATGAAGAAAGAATAGAATATTTTAAAGAAAAAAGAGAACAGAATCAAAAAATTTTAGATCGTGGTAGCGGTTTAGCTCAGTTTTTTGGCGGTTTAAGTGGGTATGCTTTAGACCCTATAAACATTTTAACTTTGCCATTTGGTGTTGGTACAGCTTTTAAAGGACTAGGTGTATTAGCAACTGCATTAAGAGCAAGTAGAAACTCAGCAGCTATTGGTGTTGCAACAGAATTAGCTATACAACCTTTAGTATACAAGCATAAACATGACATAGAATCACCTTACGAGTTTAGTGATGCCTTAACAGCTATAGGATCAGTAGCAGTTACTTCAGGATTATTAGGTGGTGCAGCAGGTGGGCTTGGAGCTTATTTGAGAAAGGCACGTCAAAAAAGTTCGGAGTTTGTAGATGTTCAACAAAAAAATGAAATTGAGTCTTTAGATGCATTGCGACAACTTGAAAACCAACTTGCATTGCAAAAAGATTTTGAACCACCAAGAGTTAATGATGTTGTATTAACAGAGTATGATAAGTTTGCTGCAAAGCAAGATTTAAAGAATGTCAAAGAACAACAAAAAACAAGACAAGAAACAATTAAAGCATTAGAAAAACAAAAACGTCAGATACAAAAAGAAAATCCATCAATGGCAAAATTTTTGGCAGACTTGGGTGGCATTAATGCAAAAAGTTTTATTAAAGAAGGTGTTAACTCTGACTCAGTCGCAGAATTTAGCAATAGACGTAAACGCGGATTTCAAAAACAATTTTTTAAAAAAGGTGATACTGTCAGAAGTGTTGCTGGAAGAGTCGTTGATGGCGGTTTAGAACCAGATGATTTAGCGGAAAAAGTAAGGGAACTGCAACAATCAGAAGGTTTTTTAGTTACTATAAGAGATTTTGGTGTTGATGATGCTGTATCTCTAGTTGACCAAGTAACAAGAAATCCACAAATGTTAAAAACAGAATTAGCGGAAGGACAAATCAAAGCGATTGAAAGAGAATTAGATGAATTGCAAATGTCTGAGTTTAATTTTGAAGAATATTATGAACGTGTTATACAAGAAAATATAGATGCTGATATTGCAATACTTGAAGCAAATGAAAAGGTTAGATTAGAACGAGAAAAACCATCATTGTCATATGAAGATTATGTTGTTGATGAGCCACCAAAAGCTCCTATAGCTACGACAAATTCTATACAAAGAAGTTTTTTAGAAAGAGAAGGTATCGCAGAAGATTTTGATAGAGACATTGCAGATTACAATACTCTTGGCGTAAAGCAAGCAGAAAAAGATGGCAAAAAAGTAGATGCAGATAAAATTATTAAAGAATTAGATGATGATATAGACGGATTAGAATCTGTTAGGGTGTGTGCTCTTGGTGACTAAAAACGAACAACTTGATCCTTTGCAAAGTAAATACAATAAATGTATTCAAACAGCAGTAAATACTGGAAAGATAAGCAAATCTTTAGCGAGAGAAATATTAGAATCTGATAGTCCAGAAGAAGCTATTGTAAATTTAATAAATCAAAAAACTTTGCAAAAAAGAGAAACAGTTATACAGGCAATAAGATTAGCTGATACTGTAAATAAAGTAACAAATCATCCAAGTGATGATGCATTTACTGGCCTTATGTCATTGCTTACAAAAGATATTACCAATAACGCAACTTACAATAATATTGATACGTTATCTAAAGTTTATAGAAATAGTTATCATGCACTTTGGGCAGATGGATTATCACAGTTTAGAAGCAAGGCATTTGGTATATCCGATACAAAATTAGCAAGATATTTAGGAATAAGTAATAGTGAAAAAAGCATCAATAAATTTATTGAAGGTGTTTATAACTATCAAAGAGGAATAAAAACAGACGATCCTGTAATAAACGAAGCGGTTGAAGCATGGTACAAGATTGTTGAGATTGCCAATAAAAATTTCAATAAAAATGGTGGAAATATTCCTAAAAATGAAAAATGGCTTTTACCACAAAATCACGATCCAGCTTCTGTTAAAAAGAAAGGATATAAAGAATGGAGAGCTTTTGTAGATGATAAATTAGATAGAAACTTAATGTTGGATGATCAAGGTAAACAGTTATCAGATGCCGATTTTGAAAAAGCGCTTAGATATGTTTATGACTCCATAACAACAGGTGGATTAAATAAAATACAAGATTTAGAAATACCAAAACTTAGAAATAAAATTTTAAAACGAAATTTTGAAAAAAGATTTTTATATTTTAATAATGCTCAATCTTGGATTGATTATCAAAATGAATTTGGCAGAGGTAATATTCTTACAACATTAACTGATTGGATGGATTCTATTGCTAGTGATACAGCAGTTTTAGAAATATTAGGCCCAAATCCAAGACAAACTTTTGAAGTTTTAAAAGCAGAAGCGCAAAAATTACAACTTGAAAGAAAAGGCAAACAAACTTTTAAACAACAAAGGCAAATAGCTTTATTAGATGCCACATTTAAAGTTGTAAGCGGAGAGATAAATCAAGGTCAAATGACCACTTTAGCTGACTCTATCACGTTTGTAAGAAATATAAATATTGCTGCTACATTAGGTAAAGCGTCTTTAGCGTCTGTTACAGATTTAGCATCTTCCGCTATTACTGCACATTACAATAACATACCAGCAGTCAAAGTTTTTAAAAGACAGCTTAGTTTATTGAATCCAGCCAACGAAGCAGATAGAGCATTTGCTGCAAAAATTGGTTTTGTTTTTGATGGCTGGCTTGGTAGAGCATTTAGTAAAAGTAGATTTGTAGATACATATGGTGCTGGAAGTAGTGCAAAAGCAGCAGAAATAACTTTAAGAATGTCTGGTCTTGAAGCATGGACAGAATCAGGTAGAAAAGCATTTAGCATGGAGTTTTCAGGAATGTTAGCTGACAACTTTAATAAATCATTTGATGAATTAGATTCTGCATTACAAAGATCATTTAATACTTACCAAATTACAAAACAAGATTGGGACAATTTTAGAAGAACAGAATTACTTGATTTTAAAGGCTCTAAGTTTGCAGATGTTACAAAAGATGCTACTAAAAAATTTCATTCTATGATTTTAATTGAGCAAGATTATGCAGTTCCAACGCCAGATGCTAGGGTAAGAGCAATAACATCAGGAGGAACAGGAACAAATACAGCAGTTGGGCAGCTTATTAGATCAGCTACAATGATTAAATCATTTCCTATAACCGTTATAGCTAATCATTGGTTGCGTGCATACAATCAACCTACTATTGCGGGTAAAGCAGCATATCTTGGAGCATTTGCGTTGAGTACAACATTAATGGGGTCTTTTGCAATTCAAATGAAAGATATTGCAAACGGTAGAAATCCAAGACCTATGGATGAGCCTGAAGATTGGTTAAATGCTTTTGTGCAAGGTGGTTCTGGAAGTTTGCTTGCAGACTATATATTGGCTGATCCACAAAAATATGGGTCAAATTATCTTGAAACAGTCCTTGGGCCTATGGCTGGTCTTACAAGAAAAACTTTAGACTTTACATTTGGAAACGCAAGAGAAGCAGTATTAGGTGATGAAACAAACATAATACCAGAAAGTACAAGATTTTTACGCGATATAGCACCTGACCCTTGGCAGCTTTCTTTATTTTTTGATTCTATTTATTACAATGCAAGATTAATGGCTGATCCTAGCTATCAAGCTACTATTAACAGAATACGCACACAACAGTTTAGAGAAAATAATTCAGACTTTTGGTGGGCGCCAGGAGAAACCGCTTCAGAAGTTTTAGAGGATTTTTAAACAATTAAATAGTATAATCGGCAAAATATATAGGGTTTTACAATGACAGTATCACAATTAGTTACAAGAAATGACATTACTTCAACAAGTGGTCAGACAAGTTTTGCTTATACTTTTCGTGTGTTAGCTGCATCTGATATGGAAGTTTATGTCAATGGAGTAAAACAAACGTCTGGTTTTACTGTAAATAATGTAGGTACTGTTACAGGTGGCACAGTAGTATTTAGCAGTGGTCAAACTAACGGACACGTAGTAAGTCTTGTATTAGCTATGCCACTTACTAGAACAACAGATTTTCAGAATAGCGGTGATTTCTTAGCATCAGATGTAAATGGTGACTTTGATAAAATGTATATAGGCGCTATTCAGAATGAAAATACTATTGACAGAAGTATTCATTTGCAAAATGTTGAACCTACACCAGTAGTAGGTACTGATGTAAAGAAGATGGTATTGCCCTTAAAAGCAGATAGAGTAAACAAATTATTATCATTTGATTCAGATGGTTTGCCAGCAGCAACGGTTAGTTCTACTGCATTATCGC